CTCCCTGAGGCCTTTCGGCCCACCCGCTATATTAAATAGCGGGCCCCTTCCCCAGCTTGATGTTGACGGCATGGGGGCGTCCAGAACGCTCTAAGTGCCTGGCATCAACAGTTGGCAATCTGTCGACGGCAGAATGGGTTGACCAACGGTTCGACTCATCGGAATTGGTTATGTCCGCATGAGCTGGCCCGTCACGTCTCTCCATCTGCAAGAGACACTTTAATAGGGCGTATTCATCACTAAGGGAATCCCTAGGTGATTGTGCGCTAACCACATATCCCTTGACAAAGGGAGTATGAAGGCTATCGTGAATCCACTGAGTTTCATAACCCAGTACAGATTCACGACCTATTACACGAGAGCTAGGAAGAACGACTGGAAAATGTTTTATCACTTTCCGTATCGTCTCGTCTAGCCATCTGCAAGTACTCCAGTAACCAGCCCAATAAAGCTGGTTACGAAGAGATACGAGCGAGATAATCTCGTCAGCATCCTGCCGTGAAGTCGGGAATTCACGCCTGACTCGGACAATACTCACGTCCGAGCCATCGTAATATTCCTTCCCACAAGACTCCCGGAATTTACCATTCCAGAAGGACTTGTCCCGGTTCACTCGAATCCCAAAAGACTCGAGTGCCGATATCACGGTTGGCACATAGTGTTTAGGGACGATTATATCGTCCCCGAACACACGCACCTTGTCGCGGAGACGTTTTACGTCCCTACGACTTAGCGATGTGCTAAGCTCTCTTTCAATCCCAAGAAAGATGATGGTCAGAAAGACCATCGCCTCCATCGGGAAGCAGAGAGCCGAACCCATAGATGCGAACTTAGCCAGGCGAATAACGCCATGGCCAGGTACATCAGCCTTCCGAGACCTGCAAGCGTCAACAGCCCCATGCAAGTGGGCATGTTGCCGCAACAGGTTTCGTACATGCTGATTCGAGACACGGTCGGAAGCCTCGCTAAGATCTAGCGTGGCGAGCTCACGAAGTTGTGAGCCCTCAAGGGCCATAAGGTTGTTAACCTCTTGGTCCCTGAACCCGATCATACGCCGTAGATTGTCATCTCTACTGATGGCGTTACGAATACTACGGTCTAATGCCTGCTGACAATATTGCATTGCAGTAGGCTCAACCGCAATAATACGCGGTGTCTTGAGCGTCTTAGGAACGGTAATAACCCTAACGGGCATTTCCATTCCAGGTTCGAGGACGTCGACTCTATCAAGACTATCGTAGTAACGATAGTTAGGTATAAGATACTCCCCCATAGGGAAGTACCTTTCGAGTCGAGAGGGCCAGGTCGACTGCCGATACTTCGAGTTACCTCGAAGTTTATCAGCTGTTGCACCAGGTCCGTGCTTTGGAAGCAGAGCTCCGTAGTAGACCTCACGGTCTACATCAGAGAAAACATCTGCAAAAAGCACGGAGCCGACTCGTCGAAAATCAGACCATTGCTGGTCTGATATCGTCTTGTCGGATTCTCGTACGTCCTGCTCACACTCGATATACTTATCAATTGCATCCTTAACGCGTGTATTACTACACTCGAGAAGGATCTTGTTAAACATCAGTGTTAACTGACGCAAAACAAGTATTGCATCAATCGATGGGTTATCGAGTAGCACACCACTAGCACGATCGAACACAAGATCGAGGAAACCTCCGAGAAATCGGGGGAGACCTGCCTGCCAAGGGAAACCCTTGAACAGGTCGCGATCCACATACCCACGGTCAAGACATTTTTCGATGTCCTTTCCGAAGGTAGGTAGGGTTATCGTTAGAAACGAGAACCCCTCGTGTTCGACACGCTTAGAGACATATTTTATGTCCCTAAGGGCGCTAGTGCAACATCTGTTGGCAGATTCCTCTGCCAACTTGGTCCAGAGTAGCATTAGGCTTTTCAAAGCCCCTCCTTAAATAGAGGTGGTCTTTCCATAGCCTAAGCCATTGACTCACAGACAATAGTCCCTAAGAATTTTAGAGACTAAGTCTATGGACGTAATAGATACGGCCGCCATCACTATGACAATAGCAATGACGACCGAAGCGATCGCGAATTTTACTGCGCGATCTGGATCTATTAACTCTCACCCCCAAGAAGCTTGGTGATGAGAGCATCCGAGGTGGCAGTAAAAGCGCCTTTAAAACCGGCGTATACTGCCAAAGCCTCGGCGGCCGTGTAACCAGCAACAGGCACGTCGAAAACGATGTAGTTACTCATCGAAACCTTCGTGTTGTTCGCTGGAATAAACGGATCAGCCGTGACCTTCGAATGGTCCAGACGGAGAACTCGCCGCGTCCTACGCCCGTAGGCGTGATTCGCGGAGAGCTTAACCAGTCCATCCGCACTCAGATACTCGGATTCATTCTTACCCACGGAAACGCGGGGAAGGCTGATAGCCGAGCCTGAGATTGTAACGGACTGGGGGTCTGAGTATGACATTAGGCACTACTCCTTGGCTATACTAGCCATTTGGTGTTTTACAGCAATGCAAAACGCATTGCCTAGCCGCGATGGGATAAACCCAAAGCGACAAGGATGGACTTTTGAAGGTCAGAAAGACCATCATTTGTAAGCCCAAATCCAAAGGGGTTGGCGCGACGGCGCACTTTTGTCTCGCGAGAGACTGTGACCGTCCCGACAGATGGTGTAGAAGTGACCGTAGGTCGCTTACTCACCAGCTTTGCCGTATAGATGTTTTCAGTAATGGTATGTTCCATTACATATCCATACTGCATAACCAGACCAAACTCCCGGGCGGCCGAGATGTTCGAAAGAACATCTTGTGTATTGGTCACCCAGTCGATGGCCCAACTCCATGGGGTCAACTCCCAAAGTACTTGGGGTGTAAGGTCCAAACCAAGAAGTTTCTTGGCAAGGATGCTAGAATCTAACGAAGTTCCCGTTGGAATAAATCCCTTCGGGAGCCCGTAGGTAAAAGCTCCTTTGAACCAAACACGCCTCACCTTTTTTGTTGTGAGGTAGATGTCCCATAGACCAGTGGTTTGGCTCAGGTAGACAGCAGGTCCCTGCCAAGGGGACACATTACTGGCTATCTTCACCGTATCACTGGTTATTTCAGTGGGAAAGACGTAGCCACGTCTAACTGATTTTCCCCTGTCACGCAGGAATTGTCGAGTGACAATCTCTGCGTGACGAATAGCATCCGCAGTTTTGCGGATGTCGGAGATCATCGGTTGCCATCCAAACACAACGTTCAAGAACTCGGACCCGGCTTTTACGCCGAGTTCGGCCTTGCGTTCCCAGTCTTTGATGATCGGGATGGACGGAAGTCCATCCTTCAACGTCTCGCCTAGGAACGTGGATAGGTCAGCAATACTGTTAGTAGGCTGACAACGGGCTACGGCCGTCGCCCCCTTCTCATCCAGAGTATCGTTAGAACTCCGGATATCAGGAGGGAAAGCAACGGCTGAGGGGTCAACAGGCAAAAGAGTAGCGTGTAGCGTAC